ATGCCAACCTGGGGACCTGGCTGTGGCGTGTGACGGAGGAGAGCCTCCGGGGGAGTTCCACGGGCCTGTCACGGCGGACCCGTTACCGGTACGAGCGGGGGACGGGGAACCTCCTGGAGAGGCGGGATTACAAGACAAACCTATTCTGCGACAAAAATGAACAGAATCGGCGACAAATTAACGAAATCGGCGACACATTTCACGAAGTAAACCACAGAGCGCAAAATACCTGTCGACGCGGATGGACGTCAAGACAGAGTTATAGCTGGCACAGATATTGCTTATCGCTTTTCGGTCAGATGACTCCCTTCTCAATGAGAATATTAATCAGAATGGCCTTGAATTCCTCGAGGGTTTTGGCTTCATTCAGCCTCTCTTGATCGGTCTTTCTGTCGCCGACAGCCGTCATACATTGCTGGATCAACGTCGCCTCGTTGGCCTTAACATAGGCATAGGGATTCTCCAGCTTGTCCACGGCGATGACCGTGCGGAATACTGTATATTTATACAGGTAAACCGGTTCGCCGGGAATCTGCGCCTTCTCGCTGCCATTAATTTCCGTCTTTCCGGATCGGATAGCCAGGTTAAGATATGTCTGATCGCCGACAGTCCGCGATGTTTCCAGGGTTATTGCCGGCATTTCGGTCTCGGTTTTTTCGGTTGAAACGGCGCCGGCCTGGGCAAAAGACACGCCCAAGAGCAGGATCAGGGCGACAAGAATATTGATTCGAGGCTTCATATGTCCTCCTTAATAGGCAAGGGAGCCGTCACCGGATCCGTTGCTATGATCGCCAGAAGATCCGGAACATTCGGTTCCATAACCATTGATTTGTCCGCTATACATCGCGTATGATCCCCAAGATCCGTTGTTATCTCCAAAGCAGTTTACGGCATATACATGCCCGCCATCGATGGCCAGTATACCTCTTTGGTTGTTGTCGCTGATTCCGCATGCATTTACATATAGTTCTCCGCTTGCGTTGTTATTTAAACCTCCATATGATCCACTATTTGAAGTATTATTTTTAACGACCCCACCGTTTCCGAAGTACATATAATTGTTATAGGCGCTCTGCACCCCAGCGGCCCCCGCATTATAGGAACCGCATCCGGCGACTGATACATACAAACACATTGACCCCCTTATGTTAATAGTCGTAGCATCCTTCACGCCGATTCCAAAAATCGATATCTGACAAGAACAGTTAGTTATATTCAATCCATAAGTCTGTCCGGCAGCGTTGATCAAGGCCCCCAGAATCAAGTATCTGGATGTATTGTCAGGTTGGGTCCCGGGCCAAGAAGCCACAACCACACCTCCCGTCGCGTCAATATAATCGGTTATGAGAACATAGCCGTTATCAGTGCCAGTTCCGTCCACTATGAACACCCAACAACTGTTGAAATAGTCATCCCCAAGCGCGGCGGAAGCCAAGTCTGCATCTCGAAGCGTTGTGGCCGTTGCAGAGTCAGCCGTCGGTATCCCCCCGCTCGTAGGAAAATATTTCTCAGCCCTGATCAATAAGTAGGCATCTGTCACCGCATGACGATTTCGCACCGTGCATGCTTCCGATAATGTTGTGCCTGCCTTGATGGTGAGCGTTACATTATGGGCCAGAAGGTCCGGAACGGCGGCGATCGCCGCGGCGAAAGTGGCATAGTCACCAGTTGCACCGATCGTCTTTGAAATAGTGCCGGTGGTCTTTGTCGGGCCGGTTCCGACCTGAACTGTGCCCCCCATAAGGAGGGGGAGGAAAAGAATCAGGGCAAGATATTTCCAGCATTTTTTCATCGTCGTCTCCTTACGTCGTCTTCCATGTCCCGAAGATCTCGACAATCACCCATTTCGCTACGCTGTGGACATATTCCAGGGTGACCATCGCCCAGGTCTCTGCCGCGACATCGTTGTAGATCGTCCCGCCGGCGGAACTGTCCCAGATGGTGTCCGAGTCCGCGGCATCCACGGTCACCTGGCCGGCCCCGATCTTCATCAACGTGATGCGGGCCCCGTCCTCGGATGCCCCGACGCTCGGAAGGCTGAAAGTTTTTGCCGTGGCGGCGGACATCCGGAGGCTCTTTCCCAGATCCGCCGCCGTAATCGTATAGTCGTCGGTTTTTGTCTCCGCCGGGATATACGACCATTTCATCCCGCTGCTTTCAGCCGGATCCGGAATCAGTTTTTGCCCCGGGGATCCCACTCCAAGCCTGGCCGGAACGCCGGCGCTGGTGAATACGATAAGGTCGCCCTTGGCCGTTCCGATTGCTTCGGCAATCCATACGCCTTTCTCGTAAAGGTCCCACAGGGTCGAGACGTCAATATCTCCGGCGCCGTCGGTAGTGAAGCCTCCAACGATGCGGCTCGTCTCGTCCGTCCACCCGGTGGGGTATGTGTCCCTGGTGCTGATCGCATATTCAGGCGAGGATCCGGACTCGGGAATGCAGACATAGATGTAATAAGCCGTCGAGGCGGCGAAGGCCACGCCTTCATCCAAGTCCGACTCGTCCAAGGTGACGTCCTCGGTTATATGAACCACCATCGACCCGATCCTGAGGAACGCCTCGGCATATATCGTAACCTCCCTGGCTGCCGTTTTTGCGGTGAACACCTCGTCATATTCGCCGCAGAATACGAAATTGATCGCCAGAGCGATGCTGTGTGCCGCCTGATGCAATATTCTGCTCATCAGCTTTCCTCCAAGGTGGCGGAAACGACGCCATACGAGGGCGTGTCGTGTGTCGCCTCGGGCAAATTCGGGAAGGACACAAATACGGGCCAGTCGTAAAGTTGGCCCGAATCGATCAGCCACGGAAGAGGAACTTCTCCGACCTGGCGGAGAATCTCGTCGAAGAGGGCCCGGATTTCCGTTGACCGCTCCCAGAAAAACGACATGGTGAAGACCCGGACGGGGGGGCGGAACTTGATATATTTTCCGCCGGCGTTCCATTCCTTGACGATGGATCTCGTTTTCAATCCTTCCTTGAACGAAAAGTCCTGGCTGGCGAATTCATAGGGCACCGCAGCCCGGGCGATCCCGGCCTCAACTATCTCGGTGGACTCGAAGTCCAGCTCGATGGTATGCTCCCCAGTCTGGGCGGTGTAATCGAGCCAAGCATTCCCCCATTTATCGATATGGAGGCCGGCCGTCTCCACCGTTTCCCCGGCGACCTTCAACGTGAAATCGATCCGGGTCGCGTTCGTGTTTGCGATGAACACGGAGGATCCGGCGGACACCGTCAGCGTGACCTTCGCGTCGACGCTCGTCGCCCGCCAGACCTGCTTCGGGATATCGTTCAGCAGGTTTTCGACGGGGTACTCTGCATCTTCCTCGTCGGCGGCAATGCCGGTAATGCAGTCCGGATAAAGGATCTTCATACTTTATTCACTTCGCACAGGTCCGTTTCCGTGGCCGGCCAGGCGGCGTCCAGGCGCTTTACTTCGTCCACCGACGCCGTTCGCTCCAATTCCGTCAGGGCGGCCCTCGCCGCCTGCCATATGGCAAGAAAACGCTCTTTGGTCTGCTTTTTTTCGTCTTCGGTGACGTCATCGAAGAGCACGAGCCCAACCTTCCAGGCGGGCAGAGCGATCCGGCTCAGATGTTCCGCCTTGCGGAGGATCTGGGAGCGCTTGACGGCCTGGGCGTCGGCCAGCCCGGCGCCATGAAAGGGATCGTTCCGAGCTTCCTTCAGCTGCTCGAATGAGGCCAGGACCTCTTCATATTTCGCGTCCGGGATCTTGGACTTGCCGGCGGATCCGGCGTCATCGATAAACTGCCCCCTGTCCGGCTCGTAATCGATGTAGGATTTCCCGGACAGGTCCAGGGCCGGGAAGAACCGGTTGAACTCCTCCACGGATTTGAAAAAAATGCTCTCCCCGGTATCATTTCGGAGAGTCACCGTGTCCCGGTCCAGGAGGAACATTCTGCCGTATCGCTTCATTTTCCCCTCCTCATGCGGCCTTCATGACGAAAACCAGGGGGTAATACGGGGGCTCATAGTCGACGTCCCCCGACACGGTATGGCTGTGGCTCACGGAGTTCGCGTGATATCCGTACCAGACTATGAAGACGTCACGCGCCATGACCTGCCATTCGCCGCCGTCATGATGATGGGACACGCTCGAAAGCGACCCGGACAGCCCCGCCTCGTTCGTGCCGGTGTTCGCCACGGTCCCGTCGTCGTTGAGGACGATGAAACAGTCCCGGAGATCCGGGGTACCGTTTGTGCCGTCGCACAAGAGCCAGCCCTCCGGGATATTGAGGAGCTCGATCATGGCGATCATGCCGGCGGCGGGCGCGAAGGCCGAGGTTTTCGTCCACGCCCTGACGTACGCCTTTTTCAGCTTCTCCGTGACTGTCAGGGTTACGTTGTGCTCCGATCCGTGCCCTCCGGCGGCGACATACATATGGGTGGTCGCCGATCCGGTTTCGTCGGGATTGTCCCCGAGCTGCATGTGGAGATGGGCGGCCACCGACGATATTTCGGCATCGCTCCATGATCCTCCTCCCGTCGCTATCGACCCGTCCGCCCCCCGGAGGAACTTCCCGGCCGTGAATGCCGCCGAAAGGCCTGTCGGCGCCGTGTTCGATTTCGTCAGAGCAACGGCGTTCGCCGGCAGTTCCGCCTGGTCCGCCAGGGCCTGCATGAATTGCAGGTTCTGATAGGCCGGCAGGTACTGGACCGTCACGTCATGAGGGTGTGCTCCCGCGCTTTGCTCTGTTGCGTCCACGACCGTGGCGTTAGAGCCAGGGTCTCACGTACATGGGTCGGTGAAGTTATTGTACTGATCGCCCCAGTGGTTGCCGTCCGTGCTCGAGGAAAATTCAAGCTCCTCGCTTCCCCCGGGATCCCCGGCCGAATGGTCGGATCCATGCCCGACGACAAACTTATTTTTCGGGGGAAGATATTTCTGCCACCCGGAGGGCACCTCGCCCGCGCTGTTGAACGGCACGATGAGCCCAGCGGGAACGGGCAGGCCGGAACTGTCCAGCACCTCCTCGCCGGTAATCATGGCCTCGCCGCCCTGGAAATCGTACCGGATGGACCTGGCCCTGATTTTGTAGTCCGTTTTGACAGGCAGTGCGTCGTCCGACCAGGAGACGGCCTCGCCCGGGACGGGCAGGTCTCCTTGGAGGGGGATCGGGATCTCCATGCGCTGCCTCATGGAGAAGGCCAGGATGTCCGTCAGGGCCGTCGTGATGTTCACCCGGACATCGTGAAACGACTCCACGGATTTATCGTTGCCGTAAGGATAGAGGGACGCCCTTATCGCCTCGTGGCTGAAGTCCTTGACGTATTTCCCGACGGTTTCCTCGACGGCGGCCCGGGTCTGCCAGGTCGACCTCAAGATGGATATCGGCGCGTCGTTCAGATATCTCCCGGGAAAGTACCCGAACTCGCCGACGGACCTCGACCCGTTGTCTTTCTTCATGTCCACGAGGTGCAGCGCGCCGCCGTCGATGTAAAACAGGTGCGTGAAATAGGCGGCGACATTGGAGAGAAAATCCGTAAGGAGCATCTGGCTTGTGGCCCAGTAGTTGATCTCGGGGCTCGGATCCCGGTCATATGTGTGGTTCAGGGTCAGGTTCAGCCTGGCGGAGTTGCATGCCCAGGAAAACGTCTCCTGGAGGTCCGTCTCGGCGGCCAGGCCCGACATGGTGACCTCACCCACGGGGGTTGCGGAGAGCGAAAAGGTACCGTCGCCGTTGTCCGTGACGTTGGCGTTGATGCTCACGCCATCGTCATAGACGTCCCAGTCCGTCCCGGGAGTTGTACTGGCGATGTATCCCTTGTGATAGGTGGGCTTGCCGGCGACGTCGGCGAGCCGGATCGGTGTGACGTGCGTCACCCGTCCGAACGCCCGGGGCAAAGACACCTGGCGGGCGTCATAGTCCACGCCGTCCACAAGGAGCCTGACCGAGTAAGCGTCGGGGTACAGCTGATAGACGACCGATTCCCGGGTATAGGACGACCGATATCCGACCCCCGTGAAGAGGGTCGCCGCGGCCGCTTCGTCCGCGGCCGTGTATTTCGCCGTGACCGAGATCTCCACGGGCGGCGGCCAGGCGGCGGAGAAAAGACCCGGCGAGAACTCGACAGATCCGAAGCCGAGCTTGCACCAGCCGCCGTAATTCGTCGGCAGTTGGTACTGGGGAGGGTCAAACCGGATCACCAGGTTCTCCCAGAAGTGCTCCAGGGATTGATTCTCGTCGCTCACGCGACAAAGCGTTCCATTGATCGTCGCCTCGAGGAGGATCATGTGTAAATCCTCCTTCCCGTCATTCCGCGCTGATCCGCCTGGACCCGGACATCGTCGGCAACTTGCCGGATACGGGTATCGAGGACCTCGTCGCCGACGCTCACCTGGACATTGACCGTGGATCCCCGGGCGACAAGCGCCTCGAGGAGCCGAATCACTTCTTTCAGGTCTCCGTTGGAATTTTCGAAACGGACAGGGACATCGCCGTCCTTCAGGGGGATGACCGCCTCGGGGCCGTGAAGCGTCACCGGATAGCCGCTGAAGGGACCCCTGGCGATCCCTCCTTCATCGAAAGCCGGCCCGAATGAAGCCTCCCACTGCTCTTTCAGGCCGGGAACCGTGCGGAGAAGCTCCGCCAGGTCCGAATCCAGGTTGATATCATACCGTTCCCCGGATTCGGAGACATAGACGCCCTTGCCGCCCCCGAGGTTGTAAATCCGGCCGGTCATGGCCGGCAGGTTGAATCCGGCATCCTGGGCGTAGAACCCGGAAAAGGCCTGCCAGAAGGCCGTGTTGCCCGCGTATGCCCGGCCGGCGCTCGACTCCGGAACAGCGGAGGCCGTCGCGGAGGTCATCCAGCTGTACCAGCCCATGAAGGTGGAATTGATGGACGAGAGGTCCGCGGAAATGCCCTCGGTGAGCTCCGTCTGGCGGGAAAGCTCCGTCCAGATCTTGAGGTCGTATTTCCCCTCGAGGAGATCCGTGTGGAGACTCTCCAGGTCGCCGAGCACCATCGTGTAAATGTCCTGGTACGCCTGGCTGCTCTTCAGGTCGGCCTGGGCCAGCTGGAGATATTCCTGGCTGAAGGACATGAATTCCTGGATCGCCTCGGGGCTACCGGTCCGGGCCTCGGCGAAAAGCCGGGCATAGTCGCCGGCGGCCGTCAGGCGTTTCTCCCCGGGGAGAGCTACGGAAAGGTCGCCGTATTTCAGGGAGCGGATCGTGCTTTCGATGGAATCGACCAGGTTTGACACGGTATCGGCGACCTGGAGCCAGCGCTCCGCCGCCTCGGTCTGAGCAGCGGCTGCCTCCGTGTACCAGGAGGTCATGAGCCCACCAAGCTTCTGGAGATCTTCCAGGGTCATGTCCCCGCCGGACATGCCGGCCTGGATCTGGCCCATGAGCCAGCCGGCCTTGCTTTGCCCGGAAGCCCGGTATGCGATGTCCTCCATAGTCGGCGAGAGAACGTCCAGAGTCGCCTGGCGCATGGCCGTGATCGCCCGCTGCTCCGCCTCCACGGCGGCGTTCATGGCAGCGATGCGAAGGCCGGTCAGCCGGGTTAGATCCTGTTCCGTGGCGCCGTAGTCGCGCAGTTGCTCCTCCCAGGCATCGAAACGGCCAAGGACGGACGAGAGCGAGGTCACGAGGGTATCGGAGGCCCCGGAAAGCTCCAGGACATAATCGGAAGCTCCCGACAAAATGTCGCCTCGTTTCGTTGAATAGGCCGATTCCAGCCTGTTCAGGGCATCGGCCCGGGAATTTTCGATTTGCTGGATCTTGCTTTCCTCGAAGCCGAGGTCTTTCAGTGTATCGATCCATGCGTCGAACCGCTCATTGACCCTGAGGACGTCCCGATCCTTCGACGTCATGTCGCCATAGTCGGCGGCGATGGAACTCGTAATTTCCTGCCAGGCGGAGTCCTGGAGAGCCCGCACTTCCCGTTCGATGACGTCGGCCCGCATCTGCTCCAGGTTGCCCAGCTTCTCCACATCCACCCCGGCCCTTTTGAGCGTATCGATATAATTGTCGAATTTCGTCCCGACCTGGTCGACCACCTGGGCATAAGTCGTCATCTCCGTGGGATTTATGAATTCCTTGAACTCGGCATAGACGGAGCCCAGAGTATTCCAATCGGACAGGAAGGTATTGAATTCCTCTCCAGTCAGGCTTCCTCCGGTCAGGAGGTCCTTGACATTGGTCTGCTTTCCGGACGTGAGCATTCCGTAAAGCTCGGAAGTCTCGATATCGGCGGAGAAATATGCTTTTCCAACCACCCGGACCACATCGTCAAACTTGCCGGATAGAAAGTCCGCGTAATTCAGCAGCAGGTTTTCGATGACCTCCTGCGCGTTCGTGAACTCATAGCGGTATCCGGGAACGTCCCACGTGAAGTCCATGCCGGCCAGAGCATCTTCCACAATCGTAAGGTATTCCGAAGGCAGGGCTTCCATGAAGGCCGTCATTCGATCGTTGAAATCCTCTGCGATCTCCTTGCGGCCGCGGGCATACGCTTTTGCGATGGCCGTATATTCAACCTCCGGCTGGGCATCCCAGTCTGACTCAAACTCAGGCCAGTATCCTGTCCCGATGCCCCTTCCGGGGGTCCATCTCGATTGTTCCCTGGAATATCGGACGTTATGCTCGGATAAAGTAAACTCGGGAGCATCCTTGCCGAGTCCGAAAACAGAATTCAGAATGCCGCCGACAATATCCCCAATCCCTGCCCCGAGGGCGGCAGTGACCGCACTGGAGCCCGGGATAAAGGCGCCTATCGCCGTACCGATGGCAATTCCTGCGGCGGAGAGGTATTTCTGGTCAGAGATTGAGGAAAAAAGATTATATGCCTCATATGCGAGACCAATATATGATGCCACGTTTGTCCAGTTGATCGCTGCGGTATCGCTCCACTCGAGGAAATTCCCGTTTTCTACGATTCCTCCGGTGGTAAGCCCCCATCCGGATCCGCTGGAAGCCAGGTTCGAGATGCCCGACAAATTGAATATGCTCCCGGTCCCGGTTCCTGAGGTCAGGCCACCCATACCGGCATAGGATGACGTCGCTGATCCACCGAGGATGGCAGTTGTTACGGGTATAATGATCCGTGTCATGAGAGCCTGGGCAACAATATGGGACAGGAATGAGCGAAACCAATCTTTCATATCATCCAGGGTCGCGCTCCAGCCCTCCTTGAGGTTTATGGATATCCGTTTGATGGCGTCCGCCGTCGACGTCTGGATGCCTTCGAGCATGTTCAACCACGTCTGGCTCGCCTCCGCGCCCGCATCGCCGAAATTGTATAAAAGCTGCTGGCCGACGAGCGAGTCGGAAAACTCCAGGAATTCCCGATGAGTCTCCAGAATAGACTTCGCCCGCCGGATGGACGCTGCCTCTTGAGCGGCGGCCCGGGCCCTGTTTTGCTCGAGGATACTGAATCCCGAGGTGACCGATGCGGTCTCCTTCCGAACGTATTTGAGGCCATCGGCCAATTCTTGCAGCTGCTTTCCGACTTTCGAGAGGGCGTTTTCGCCCTTCTCCCCGGTCGCTCCAAGCTCATCAGTGACTTTCTTGACAAGCTCAGGTGTCGGTTTGAGTTTCTCGTTGAGATCGAAGAAAAGTCCATTGATCGTATCCACCGCCAGCCCGGAGGTAGAAAGTTCCTCCACTTTCTTTTTGGTGGTATCCAAGTCGGCGGCCATGCTGGTGAGATTCCAGTCCAGTTCGTTTATCGAATCCCCTACGGAATCAAAGGTTTTTCTCTCCTCCTCTGACATCTTCTTCAAGGAATCGATAAGTTTTCCGATGGCGGCCCCGAGGCCCCCCCCGGCCGCTCCGAACAGGAAATATCCGACCAAACCCATTGTGGCCAAATTTTCGTTCTCGGCGACCACATCATATGCCGTTCCCATTGCCTCTGTTATTTTCCCGATATTCGTGAGCCCGGATTTTACAAGATCGAAGACAGCGCTTGCAGTATCATCTACCCATTGTTCAAATTCATCCGTTTTCATCCATTCCTTTAGCCGGGATTCAACTTCTTGCACGGCAGGAAGAAGGCTCCTTGCGATGTTCGCCTTGATGGATGTTGTGGCCTTGCCGAATTTTTCTTCGACGTCACCCACGGCGTTTCCGAATGCCGTGAGACCTCCAGAATCCGTCGCCCGGATCGCCGCGGCCTGGCCTTTGACCTGGGCTTCGATCTGCTCGAGAACGCCGATAAATCCTTTTGATCTGTACACGACGTCATCGACGACTATCCCCGTTTCAAGGAGCTCCGATGTCATGCCCAGGCTGGCCTTCCCGAGCTTCTGTGCGGCGCCGACCATGTCGCCGCCCATGAGCGCGGCGATATCCACCATCGCAGCCGCGGTGCGCGGCAGCAGGTCGACCGTGATATCTTTGTAGGTGAGGAGAAATTTTTCGCCCCGGATGATGGCCTCATCGCCATATGTGGACATATTCTGAAGTCCGCCGGCGACATCGAGAAGGTTGTCGTACAGCTTCGCGGAATAGCGATCCATTGATATCAGGCGCTGGCGCATGCCCGCCTCGGCCTGTTCCTGGACCGCGTACAGGTTTTCGAATTCGCCGACGAGGCGGGAGAGGCCCACGGTTCCGATGAGGGCGATGACGGCGTTTCGTACGTTTAATATCTTGCCCACCACCGCCTGGAGGTGGTCCGAGACCCTCCGGACGCCGGAAGTGGCCTTCGTCCCCAGGGAGTCAAACGAGGACTCCAGGGACCGGACCCTGGCCTCTCCCGTCTTGGATTCGACGTCGATGACGAGCCTGAAAGTCTGATCGGACATGCCGATGGCCTATCTCTTTTTCGCCGTGAGACCCCGGATCGCTGCCTCCATCTTCTCCACGGCCTCCACGGGGTCGTCAATTTCAAGCTGCTCTACGATCCACCTGGCATATTCAGTGTTCAGGTAGGCCCCGGAGAAGCCCGCCTTTATCAGGCTTGGGAACCGTTCGAACAGATCCCAGATTTCCAGGTTTTCCGGGAGCAGGTCCACGCGCCGGCAGGCTTCGCAGGACGTCGGGACCTTCGATGGATCCAGGAACCTGATGACACGGCACGAATGACAACTTTTTACGCCTCGGGGCCGCGCCCGGATCCAGGAGGCGTAACACTCGAGTTTTTTACCGCGGCGGCCCTTCTTTCCTCATAGTGCTCCGCGACATTCCGGGCCTCATCGATGGCCCAGTTCGTGAAGTCGATGAATTTATCGGCCACGTCGAGCTTCATTTCATCAGTGCAGGGAATGGGCTGGCCCTCGGTGTTCACAACCCCCTCCCAGTCTTCAAAGACATGGCAGATGATGAGATCCTCGAGAAGGTCCGGGTCAACCTTTTCGACGACGCCGGTGTTCCGGAAACCGGTACGCCGTTCCGTGACCGTCGCTTTTTTCCGGAGTTCCCGCAGGATTTTTTTGTCAAGGGGCCGGATTTTGCCCCCGACGTCGCCTTGATACAGGCTCCAGATGCCTTCCTTGCGTTCGCTTTTCGGTTCGAATTTCAGCATGACAGCTCCTTATCTTTATCTTTGAATTTTTCCCGTGCGGTTCAACGGCAACGGGTCGGCAGCTGCCGGCCCCGCCGATTACGTGAATGCGATCGAGATCTCATCGTCCCCGCTGTCGCGGGTCAGGGCGCAGCCGATCGAAAGATTCTGCACGCCGCTCTTGTCTCCCGGAGTGATGGCGGTGTATTGCACCTTCGGGGCCGTGATCGTGCAGATATTCCCGGCCGCGCCGGTGAGAGCAGTGGTCAGCGCCCCGAGGTTCCCGCTGCGCCATTTCCCGTAGAAGTCGTAGGTGGCGACCGTCACCGTTTCGGGATCGATGTTCATGGTCGGGGTCCGCCCGGTGATGACGGCGCTCTTGTGGCCGCTCGGCGAATTGGCATCCTGGCGCAGCGCCACGGCGTTCGCCACGTCGACATCCAGCGTCCCGATGATGGCGGCGTAGGAATCGACGGCAAGGGCGGCCGAGAGAAGCGCGGGCGGAACGGTCGTTTCGTAGGACACACCGCTCGAGAGCATGGCGCCGTCGGTGACCGAAAAATCCGCCCCGGTGAAGGTGAAGTGGATCGAGCCGGGCTCGCCGTCCTTGAGACTGATCTTCGCGGTTCCCCTGGCGCCCCAGATTTTCTCGATGATGCCGTCGTGATAGCCCCCGAGGGTTATCGACGGGACCGACGCCGACGCGGGCGTGTACGTCACCGAGGTTGATTCGACGATCGTCTCCGCGAATGCGCAGGCCTTGAGAAGCTTCCCGAGGGCTGGGGGCGTTCCGGCGGTGCCGGAGCCCTTGATCTCGACATCGAATTCGATGACACCGGAGCGGACGCCGGGAACCTGGCTGAACTGCGAGAGGGACGCGCTCGACTGATTGCGGGGCTTCATAGCAATGTTCGGCCGGAAACTGAAATTCGAGACGAGCAGGGCATCCGCCCCGGCCAGGCTTTCCGCCGTTCCTTCCTCGGCCTCGATGTGTGCTGCAAGCTGGACTTTCGCTGTGAGCATGGCTTACCTCCTTTTCCCCCCGGCCGGGGCCTTGGTCTTTTTCTCCTCGCCTTCTTCCGGGGTCTGGCCGGATTCTCCGGCGGGCTCCGGACGCGATTCGGCCTTCGCCTGCCGGTCCTTGAATTCTTTTTCCGTGAGCTTCTTCCCGTCCCTGCCCAGGTAGTGGGTCGTCGCGGTTTTCACTACGTCCTTCATGCCTCATCCTCCCGTATAAAGATGGCCGTAAGCGGTCCAGTATTCCGCCGCGTAAACCGAGACGCCCTTGTCCATATAGACGGCATTTACGGGCCCCGGTCTGACGGGGTGGATTTCCAGGCCGAACTGTTGTCCGACGACGGCGTCCCGCACGGCGGCCAGCATGGCATACGTGCCGGGGTTCTCCGTCGAGCCCCGCCTCGCCCCGGCTTCCCCGCGGAGGTTTTTGTCGCAGACGAAGATTACGAAGCGGAGCTTTTCCAATTTTCGGGAGCCATGTTCTTCGAAGACGCTCCCCCCATAGACGACGAGGATCGCCGGCAGGATCCGGGCGGCCCGTTTTATTTCATCTTCGGTCGCAAGCTCCGCCTGGTAGCTCTTGATGTCGCGGACCGCGACGGAGATCTTCAAGGGCTCAAAGGCTGCGATGAAGCCGTCTTCGATGTCTTCGATGGTGACCGCCATATCAGTAATTGTCCAGGCTCCCGGAGGAGCCCTTGGACGCCCTCCCGATGGAGAAAATCCTGTCCGTTTTCGAAACCGTGGCCTCTGGTCCGCCGTCGGCGTCCGCCGCCGGCTCGTCCGATCCGAGGGAGGCCAGCCCCCTGGCCACGTCCCGCAGGAACTGAACGGCCTTCTCGTAGCGGGCTTTCCTTTCCTCGGGGAGCCCCAGGGCGGCGCGGCGCGTATAGAGATTGTAGACGGCGATGTCCACGCTGATCTTCCGGACCATCGCCGGAACGGTCGTGAACGGGACGCCGTACCGGGCCCCGCAGTAGCTGTCGATCTCCGAGTCGGCGTCCGCGATCGCCCGGTCGACCTTGTCCGAATCGACCGATCCGGCGCCGGCGTCGTCGGTGAGCTGGATCAGCTCATCCGCCGTGATCTGCTCGACGATGTCCGCCTGGGTACAGTACATCAGGATTTTCCCTTCTTCGCCTTCGACGCCGGCGCCGCATGGGCCTCCTGGGTCGCCTCATGGGCCGCCGGGGCGCTTTCCGTCTTCTCCTCGGTGGGATCCCCGGCGAACTCGAAGCGCTGCTTGCGCATCGTGGCCAGGAGTTCCTCGCCGACCTTGTCGGGATAATCCTTCACCTCGTCCTTGTAATGCGGGCCGAATTCGCCGACGTTGACCGACGGCGAGGGGCCGAGATATCGAATCTTCATGATCGTTCCTCCGGTTTCAATTCCCCCGCGCCCCCGTCGACGGGAACGCGGGGGAAGGCTTTTGATAAAAAGGCCCGCCGCGATTACGTCGCGTACGTGTCCTTCCAGAGGTACCCGGCGTAGGCGGACACCTGGACGATGTCCGTCTCCTCGGCGACCTCGTAGACGTCCTGATGCTTCGAGGCTTCGCGCCAGGTGGTCACGCGCCTGGGGGCGCCGTCCTCGTAGGCCGCGCGAACCTGGTATCCCGCCGAAACGACCTTGAGACCCGGGGCGGGGGGCCGGTAGTAGAGAAAGCCCATGCCCTGGGCGGCGTTCACCTCCCAGATGTAGGAGGCGGTGAAGTCGTCCCCGGCCGCGGCTTCCTCCGCCGTGGAGTAGATCGCCTCTCCGACGAGCACTTCATCGAGGTCGCACAGGGCGGCCAGGAGCTCCTTCGTCAGGACGCCCCTCTGGGTGTACTTGATCTTCTCGAGGACGGCCTCGCAGAATTTCAGGGCCTCGTAGGTTGCAAAATCGAGGACGAGACAGTTCGGGGTCTGTCCCGTGGCCTTCTGGATGGCCTTGCGGCCCGCGGAGATATCCGCGAGGAACGTGTTCGTGGCACCGGTCGGCGACCAGAGCCCTTCGGCATCGTCACCTCCCGAGTTCCCGTCCACCCAGGTCCCGCCGGTGATGAGCCCGGCGACCCGCCGCTCCTTCTTGAGGTCGACCTTGTCGGTGGCGAATTCGATGGCGTCCTGGTCGGGCTTGAGGGGAGGGGCGAACCTCGTCTTCACGGCCCGGCGATCTTCGTCGGTCACGTCCTTCGCGAAGGCATACTCGACCGTGGAGATGCTTTTGAAGTCGACCGGATACCCACCCCGTTTCGCCTCCGCCCCGGGCCCCCGGATCCCCGCCTCGTCGCGGAACCAGGCGCCCCGCTTGTAGATGAGAATCTTGGCCTTCGGGTCGGCGTTGTCGATGATGGGGAAGACCCGGTCGGCGATATAGTTCTTGTTTCGATACGCCACGGACACGTCCTGCAGGGGGCCCGTGACGAGAGTCTCTCTGACATTCGGCTGCGTCATTGCTTTGTCCTCCTTGCTTCAGCTCTTAGTGGACCACGGTCCCCAGGCTGTAAATGGTCACCGTCGTTCCGGAGGTGACGACGACGAGGAATCGCTTGCTGTTGTTCTGGGCGATGGTCGCCGTTCCGGAAATGGTGACCCCCTCGCCCGCGGTCAGGGTGATTGTCTCCGCATCATCGGCCGTGTTCCGGATGGTGAACTCGAAGGCGTTCCCCGTTCCGCCCTGGGCAAGGGCCGCGATGATGAGCGCCGCCGTGGGAGTGACGTCGGCCCTCCCGGCGCCGGCCGGATCCCGGAGGATCAGCCCGCCGAGAAGCTGGGCGGCCGTTAAGGTAACGACGTCAGCCGTCGCGATGGTCGTCGCGGTGATTTTCCGGATCCCCTTGGACCGTCCCAGAGGAAACGGGCCGATGAGCCGGACCGAGCACAGGTCGTTCTCGGCGCCGGCGGCCTCGAGGACGATCCCCCGGGCATATTCCCAGAGGGTCCCGGCGTCGTCGCCCTTGCCGGCGTCCGTTGCCCCGACATATTCGGGCTTGACCATCGTCCCGATGGCCAGCGCGGCGTTGGCGACGAGCTTCGATATGCCGTCCACGCGGACCACCGCAGCCTCCCCGGATTCCGGAGCGTTCTGGAGGACGCCCAGGGCGACCTCCTCTTCCGAGTCGGGCAGCCGGACTTCTTCGGAGGAATTCAGCACCACGAAGTGATGCTGGTAGTCGGAGAGGTCCTCCGCCGCCTTACGCGAAACATCGAGAATCCCGATTTCCGTTGCCATGTCACTTCACCTCCGTCGTGAACTCGGCGGCGTATTCCCTGGCCAGGTCGGGATGCTCCCTCTGGACCTCGGTGAAAGCCGCATTGTAGGTCAGGTCCTTGTTTGCCTTCATCTTCTCCTGGACCAGGTCGGAAATCTTCTTCGCCGCCTGGCCGGATCCGCCGACGTCCTTTTCGCGGGTCGCCTTCTCCTTGAAGTCGACAACCCGGGGGAGTTCCTTCTCGAAGAACTCCTTGAACCGTTCGAAGGGAGTCTTTTTCACCTTGCCGGTCCCCTCGGTGAACTCGACGGCCTCCTCCCTTTCCGCGAAGACGGCCATGAGCTCCGGGATCCCGAATTCGATCATCGCGGGGGTCATCTTGCCCTGGGTGACCATCGAGTCGCACCAGGTCTTAATCTCCGTTTTCCGGGCATCCTGGCGCGTCTTGCGGTCCCTTTCGGCGAACTCGGCGGTTACTTTCTCCCGCTCTGACTTGCGGGCGTCCTCGTCGGCCTTCGTTCTTGCCGCTTCCAGGTCGGCTTCGGAGAAGGTCTTCGAACCATCCTTTCCCTGGCTTCCACCCGGTGGAAGTTCCAGTTCGGGATTCCTCGAGACCTCCTTCCAGAACTTGAACATCTCCAAAAACTCGCTGAATTTCATGGGCTTTGCCTCCTTCGATTTATCGCTTTCCGTTTTCATTTCCTCATATTCAAAAACCTCCGCCTCCCCGGCAGCAAAGCTGATGTCCGGCAGTCCTTTGACCGCCGGAGGAGCCGCGCCGAGGAACCCCACGTGGCGGAGACTCCCGTCCGGATAGAAGGCGGCGGACCGTTTTTTGAACAACCCGTCCCGGACGGCCGCCTCGAACTCGGGAACGACGTCCCGGAACTTCGCCAGCAGGAGGTCGCCCTCCTTTTTCAGCCCGGCGACCCATCCGTAAGCCGGGGCGTTGTCCTTTGGGTGACCTGCGACGGCCGGCGGCTCGTGCCTGGCCGGGTCGAAAAGGGAGACGGCCTTCTCGATCAAGGCGTTGCCGTCATGAACCTTGCCCTTCGAATCGGTCTGCTGGCCCCCTTTGAATATCGCGATCCAGTCGCTGAAACCCTTGAATTCCGGCATCTCAACTCCTCCTTGTCAGAAAGTCGCCCAACGTCTCCCGGATCTCAGACCAGTCCTCTTTTTGCACCATGAGAAAGGGACGGGCGGGAAGCTTTACCGATTTTACGGGATTCGACGCTCCACCCCAGAAGAGCGCTTTCGCATGCACGGGTCGTATCATCCCGCCGAAATGATGAATGGCCGCATATATGACGTTGGTTCCCACGGCTACGGATTCGTCACCTACCTCGACGGTGAACGATCGGCGAAGCCTGGCCGTGTCCGTTAGGGTCTCGCCCCCGCTTTCTTTCACCCGGCGCGAGGGCTCCCACGGATCCGGCCGCCCCTGGCTGGCGAAGTTGCGCTCCACGGACGTCCGGATCACCTCGCCGATGGCCCGCAAGGCCGGCTTCGGATCCTCCAGGTTGTCAATCAGATTCCCCAGGAGTTCCCTGACTCCCTTGTCTTCGATCTTGACTTTGAGCTGCATACCCGCTATTCTCTTTTCTCAGCACCGTGGCGTAGGGGGGCTCACCCTGGCCTGAACAGTCACGGGCGACCGGTATGTGAGCCATGCCGGTCATCCTTTTTTGAAAAGCAACAGCCCCCGCCTTTGTCCGTCAACGTATTTCAGATCCGGAGCATCCGCCTTGCCCTGCAAGGGCACGAAATTCGTCACCCCCTGGAATACCCCTCCAGCCACCTCGAAGACGGCGAGACCCGCAATGCGTTTCCTGTCAGCCGTTTTCCAGGCGCCGATATACCTTTTCGCAAGCCGGATCCGGCCGGCCTCGTCCCGCTGCGGGGTCAGCCAGATTTCAAAGGGATCCTTCAGCATGCCTGCCATAAGAGGGATCGACATGCCGTGTCCCTGCTTGCCGAACTTCCACTGCTCCGGCACTCCCGGCGACTTGTCGACGAGAAACGTCCGCAGGGATAGAATCGCCGGATCGCCCAGGGCGTCCTTGACCACCTTTTCATCGCCGTACCGCTTCGAGAATTCATTTTTGTAAAAATCATCGTCCTTGCCGGCGGGGAGGAATGCCGATTCATCGATGTCGGCAATGTCGGCGGGCCGCACGTTACCCAGGGTCGGACGCCGGTAATCGCTTGCCGTCTTGAGTCCAGGCACGGTCTTCCATGTCGCGGACTTGCTCGCGTTATCCACGACACCGCCCCAGACCGTCTTTCCGGGGTTGCTGGAGAACCCCGGATCCGGCATGAGTGGCCGCGCCGGCATCCGGGCCCCGGTCCTCGGATCCACGGGCTCGACCAGGCGTCCGGTCAGGTCCCTGTCCTCGACTTTCAGCCCATCCCGCTCCACTTCCCTGGCCGACAAGGTCACGACCCCGCAGCGGCAGCGGTAGCCGTTCGGCGGATACCACGTATCCCAGAAGGGGTGGTCCGCCGGGAACACCTTCCCATGCAGTGCCGCATGCGCCGGCCTCGTCCGCGAATCGTTCACGGCCCGGTACTGCCAGTAGGGACGCTCGCTTGCTGCATCCTTCATTTCCTGGTACCGGCCCACGTTGTAGGCCGTCTGGATATTTGTCCGGAAGATGTTGTCCACCCTCCAGGCCTTTTCGCCCGTCCAGCCGCGCTTCTCGAAGATTGCCCCGCAGTCCTTCTTGAAATCGCCGAAGGACGTCCCGGATTCGATGGCCCGCTGGATGGCCGCATATACCGATGAGAGCTCCTCGCCTTTCGCGATCCCTGAAACGGCGAAGGCCCTGGTCTTCGCCTCATCCGCCAGGCGGGCGAACTGTCCCGGGGAAAGCTTCACCTTGTCCCGCCAGAATGCGGCGGCGGACATCATGGCGAGGGGCGCGAGATTTATCATTCCTGACTCTCCCGGACCGCATACCGGCCGAAAAGATCGGCGTTCAGCGCGGCCTTTTCCATGACATCCTGGAATTTATCCGTTCCGAGGTCGGGCCAGATGGCGAGGATCCGCTCCATCGCTTCCTCGTAACTCCCGGCGCCCCTGACGGCCTCCAGGATCCGCTCTTCGTTTCCGGCCAAGGTGTCAGCCGCCTCGGCGACGGATGCGCCCGCCAGGCCCTCCAGGGCCGTCTGGGCGGGCGTGAACCGCCTACGCGCCACGGGCTGCCTCTCGGCGAAGGCCGGCATGGCCGTCCTGACCGGTTCGACCAGGGCTTCCCCCTTTTCGGGCTCCGGGATCCCGTAGGTGTCGTAGAAATACCGTTGACTCACGGGAACGCCGATATCCACGGCGATCGTCTTGTCGATGGTGGCCTGCGTTTGCAGATCGGGTTTCGGACGGGCGTAGGTGACGAATTTCGGGTACTCCGTCACCCCGGAAAAGTTGTAGTCGACGATCCACCGGACCAGGGTTTCATTCATGACCTCATCGAAAAGGTCGGCATCGGCCTCGATGAGCTCCTGGCGGACGTCGTTATGGGTCTGGGAGGCCGCGTAAGATCCCTCCCCCTGGATCTCCGTGGTGAGAGTCTGCCCGAGGACCGCCTTGGAGATCTGGCGGTCCATGTATTCGCAAAGCTGTTCGTAAGAGACCGTTCCCGTTCTTGCGGCCTCGAGGAGCTCGATGAGCATGTTGTCCGGGATCTTGATGCCGGCGTCGGTCTGGATGGCTTCAAGGGCATCCAGGAGTTTTTGCTGGACGCCTGTATCCGCTCCCGCTGGATATTTTCCGACCGCCGTCGGCATCCCGAACTTCTCGAGGAAGACCAGCCAGAACTTGATGCCGTGCTTTTTGAACCAGACGGGCCACCAGAGCTTCTGGCCGAGCCCTCGACCATAGGGGTTGTCCGAATCCCCCCAGGTCATGACGATGAACTTTCGGTCAGGGACGGGCTCCCCATCGATCCGGCTTTCCGGGGTAAGCAGCCGGAGCTCGCGCTCCAGGGTGAAGACGAACCGCCGCGGGTGCTTGCCGAGGATCTTCTTTATGACGATTTTCCCGCCTTTTATTTTCCAGAGGACCTCGTCAACGTAATAACCGTAGAGGATTGACTTGAGGATTTCGCTGCGGGCCTGGTCGAAGTTCGTGTTCTCGAGGACGGACGAAACGAAATCGGCGACAACCTCCTCCCTGGTCGGCGATCCCTGGCGGTTCTTTTTCCTGCCACCGGCCGGCACGACATCCCATTCCTTGCCAACGAGCGCCTGAATGCGTTGCTGTAGGACGGAGGAGGCATGCGGATCCCGGTCGACCTCGTCATACAGGCGGAGGCCCTTGCCGGCGGCCTCGGTCCGCAGAACCGGATCCGGGTTTTCGAGGCGCCTCAACCATCCGTAGTAGATGTCGATGTCTTTTTTGACTGACGCGACCTCGTCGGTCACGACCTTTTTCGATTCTTCTTCCATCAGCTCCCCATGAAGTTGCTCATGCTGTCGGAAGCGAACACCCTCCGGACGCCCGTGGATTCGAATTCGATGACATGGGCCGGGCCCGAAGCCGCACGGGTGGACAGGCCTTTCGCCCAGAAGTGGTCCGCGTGGCCCGTGGCCTCGGTCCTTTCAGCGTCGAACCGGAAATGTTTCGTCGTCGTGGCGTATTTCTTCACGCTGTGCAGCGAATTCCGGATCGTGTGATCGGCCGGGATGGCGCTGCCCCTATCTTCGAAATTCTGTTTCAGGCCGACGGCGATCGCCTCCTTGTTTTCCGCCGTGAAGGGGATCCCCTCCACGCGGTCTGCACCGTAAAGATCCTGTGCCGACTCGGCGAGCTGATTACCGATACCCGTTTCGTCGATGCATGCCCTGCGAAAATTCTTGTGGGCCAGGACCGCATGGAGCACCTGTGCCTGGATGAAGTAAGGCTGCCGCCTGAGTTCGATGACCGCCGCCGTCCGAAGTACGTTGTTGACCTTCTCGTCGAGCCAGATCACCGAAAGATCCCGCTTCCTGGCGACATCCATCCCGACGTAAAGGCCTCCCGTGAGGACGATATTTGCCAGAAGATGAAGCGGAAGCGGCGGAGCGATCTTGGATCGTTTGAATTCCCGGTAATTCTCCTCGGCCGCCTTCGCCAGGAGCGCCACCCATTCCGGCGATGCGTTGATCGATACGTCCTCCACGGACGAGATGATCTCGTGGATCAGAAAGGCGGACGCCTCGTCGGACGGGATGCACTCGTATTCCTCGGCCCAGGCGTCATCGTCGTTGAGGGCAAGCCTGAGATCCTCGGGGTCGCAGGGCTTCCCTTCGTCATCCTTCAACTCCAGACCCATTTCGACGGCCTGGTAAATGTTGATGAAATGTTTCGACCAGCCGCCCTTCTCACCCTTGAATTCATATTCACGGCCGTTGTAACGCTGGAGCGTCGGGGCCCCGAAAAAGAGCTCGTAAAACTTGTTGGACTTGCCCTTGAACGTGGAAATGACGCGGATCTTGTAACCGCGCGTCACTGTCGGGAAGAGGGCCTTCCAGATCTCCCGGCTGTTCTGGTGAAGCGCGAATTCGTCGAGGAGGATGTTGGCCGACCAGCCGCGGGCCGTGTCCGGATTCGCCGGCAGACCGACGATGCGGGAACCGTTCGGAAAAACGATCTCCAGCATCTTGTATTTCGTGTCCTTATCCGTCCAGAAGTCGCTCTCCAGCTCCTCGACGGCATGGCCGATCGCCCGCGCATGCTGCGCGGCCTTGCTCATCAATTCCTTGGACTGCCTCTCCCCGGCGGAGAGAAACACCCACATGGTCTTTTTCTCAACGCAATCAAAAACGGCCTCCAGCGCCGTGCCGAAAGACTTCCCCCCCTGGCGCGTGAAAACCCCGATCTTGAACCGGGATTTGTCCTGCACCCAGTTGCGCTGATATTCGGTGAGGGGGACCGCCGGCTTAGATGATCCCATAGATCTCCTCTTTGATGATCTTCATGGTCTCGGGATCCAGCGACCGTTTTCCGGTCGCTTTTTTCTCAATATTCTTTACGGCCTGCTCCGCTTTTTCTTTCACTTCACGCTGCCATTTTTTCTGGTCCACCGCCGCTTTCGACAGCTTCGCAACCATGACACCGATTTTTGGAAGCAAACCGGTCTCGTCGTCTTCCTGGAGCTTGACAAGAACATCAAAAGCCCTCTGCTGAACCAGGCGGATGAGGGCCTCGTTCATGGCCCCCTCCTCGTCGCCGATCACATCCGTGATCGCCCTGGCCTGTTCCGTTGCGATCTTCAGCGCGGCCAGTTTCTCCTCGAACTGTTGCCCGTAACGCTGAAGAGAACTCCGTGATATCTGATAGCCCTTTTCAGCGAGCCAGTCCGAGAGAGCCTGGTAGTTGCAGAACCCATCCCGAACGAGCCGCTTGTCGAGGTCCTGCTTGATCTCCTCCGGGAGGCCTATGACGGCGGGTCGCTGGGGCATTTCATCACCACTTCCTGGGGCGTGCGATGCCGGGAAGGCAATCCACGGTGTATTCGACAATGTCGATTCCGTGATGATTCAGCTTCGCGAACCATTGAGGAGCCGTCTTTTTGTCGAGAGAGACCAGGCCACAGTCCGCCAGGTAATCCAGTTCCTTTCTGGCCTCGAGCAATGTCAGGTCCGGAATGACTGGGATAATCGCAGACCGGAGAATCGTTTCGGAGGTTCCTACCGGACGGGCCGCATGGAGGCCCATCATCAGGAGCCATCGGAGTTCCTCTCTCCTTGCTCGTTCGAGGTCGACGTTGTTCACGGTCGTTTCTCCTTCAAGATTTCCTCCATGAGATCGCGGAGCCGATCCAGCTTCGTATTGATGACAACTTCATGCCTGATGAAGTCCTCTTTCCGGACATAGTCGATCGGGAGGGATGCCTTCATTTCCAAGAAATCCTTCTCCAGTTGCCTGGCAGCCTCCGCCCCCCCGTCGATCTTTTTGTCATAAGACAGAAGGCACCTCCCGAGGATCCACCGGGTCGTTGCGATAATAATCAGGCTCCATGCGGCGATGACCCCCGTAAGGAACAGGAACAAGGGCCAGAGATCGAGGAGGGATTTCGCGCCGTCTGCCGTCACGACTTTCTCTCTTTCATCGTCTGACATCTCGCGCATCGGACCGCACCCGGGACAGCGGCCAGCCTGGCCGGCGGGATCGGCTCCTCGCAATCGAGGCAAAGCGTCACGCCGTTCTCGACCAGGGGCTTTTCGACCTTCTGGGAGAATCGAGGCGATCGAATCGCATTGAGAGCCTGTCTTTGAAAGAGCTCGTCCGCTTCCTGTGCCCGGTCGAATATGTCCATCAGCCCTTATCCTTTGACATGAGCTTCGTCTTTATCCAGCTGGACAGAGAGGATCCGAAAAAGTATGTGAGCACCATGATGAATCCCGTCGCGACAGCCCCGAATAATTGGTTCACAGGGCCTACGTTTGATTGCGGCATTGCGACGACCATCATCATTCCGAGGAGAACGAAAAAGCCTGCGACGACCAGCCAGGCGAGGATATAGATATTGATGTCTGTCTTGCCCGTTACCTTTTCATGCTCCGTCTGCCGCTGTCGGGCGCTGGCTATGTCGGAAAGACGCAGTGCAAGCTCCTCATTTTCGAGCTTTCGCATCTCGCATTGAAAGTTCCAATCGCCTTGTCGCAGTTTCAGCGCCGCTTCCGGATCCGCGTTTATGATGGCTTCCAATTTTTCGGGTGTCGCTTCAGCTTCGGAAACTCCGAAAATCGATGCAATCGTTTTGACGGCAAGGCCTCCCGCTGCGCCTCCTGGGCCAAGAAGGGCGCCCCCTATTGCAGGGGCGTATTCGATGATCTTTTTTCCAAGGCTTGAAAAATCCATCTTCGTCCCTCTTTTTTTATGGGGCGGCGGCCGTCTGGGGCATGGACCATATTCAATGGCCCCCGGCGCCGCCCCGCCTCATCACTGCACAGGGGGTCGGCGACAGGATCAGCTGATCGGTTCCAGGTCCCAGGATCCGGAGACACGACGGCATTTCGGGGCCGGCCGCACCTTCAGGTACCACTCGTTGTATTCCTTCCGGAGGATCTCCGTGCCTGCCGGAATCGGGCGGAAGGCGGTATCCACGTCGAACGTCCCGGGGACGTTCTTGCAGTGGGTTTCGTCGCCGGGAACGATCTCGGCATACCTTCCGCTTTCGGGCTTCACGGCCGCCCAGAATTCGCTTCCGTCGGGAAGCCGGAGAAATCCGAGTTTCTCGGCGGCGATATTGCCGACGAGAGGCACCTCGTCGATCCCGTTCGGGATCGCCGGAGGCCTGGCGGTTTCAGACTGGATGAACGGGTTCGCGGCGTCCGACGCCGCTTTATGATCCGCCCTGGCCTTCTCGGCCGCCTCCAGGGTCCCCAGCCGCGCCTCAATGGCCTTGAATCTTTCCTCGTAACTCATGTTTCGCTCCTTTCTATTTCAGGGCTTCCCGGGAGCTTCCCCGGGATAGCTGAATTTCCGGACGGCATATTCTTTCGCCATCTCGTAGGCGATGTATCCACCCAGGGACTGCACATACCCCCAGCGGGCCCGGGTTCCCCTAACATCCAGATGGAACCCCGGATCAAACCAATCCGGGTAGATCCCCAGGCCTACGCGGTCGGCAATCTGGAGCTCCCGCAGCACACTCTCCATGTGGGTGATCTGCGTCGGGTAGGGCTCGCCGTCGTTTACATGGAAATCGAGGGCGTCGCCCTTATAGTGGAAGGAGCCTGGTGCATGGCCATCAACAGCGAATCCGCAATGAACGACGAATTCGGTGTTCGGCCCCCAGCTGTTTCGGATGATGTCGACGGGGATGAGCAGGAGGCCGCTCATCCTGGCCGGGTTCCCCCAGGCCTCGGTGGGCTTGAAATGCTTGAGATGCTTCCAGATGCCGTCCATCATCGCCCCGAAAATAAAAAAGCGCCCGAACCGATATTCCGAAAAACTCGGATACAGTGTCCGGGACGCTAAATGGGCCGCGAGATGGACGATTTCCGGATCAATTCGGGCGCATGCCCGATGTCCGAAAGCGCTATATTTAGTTGTATGCCAAAGCGATAACCACAACAGGTTGTGGTTGTCAAGTATTTTTTTCAGAAAATGAGTTCGAAACTTGAATATCTACATATTTACGGCATCGATTGCAGCGTTTTCTCAGCGTTACCTGTGACCGGAGCGATAATATTTCGGTAAGTATGGCGCCGCAATGTGGACAGCGGATCGCCTCCGGCGAAACATTGTCGGGCGACTTCTTGATCTCCGATTGATAGGCTGGCTGCATTCTATCCCCCCAGGCCCTTGATGATGTCCCGCACGGATTCACGATTCCTTCGGGCCTCTTCCTCGGAGATCCGGCCGGCGCCGCGGAGCTCGTCCTCCCTCCGGCGGAGATCCCGCTCGGCCCGGCGGGATGCCTCCTCCCGCTCGCGCTCGGCGATCGGAATCATGCACTTTTTGAGATAATTGTGGCTATCCAGGGGCGTTTCGAAATGCTTTTTTGCTACTATCGCCGCGGCATCGCCGATCCCGTCCTGTGATATCTCATAGACCGCCTTCTGGTATTTGAACCGGCCGGTCTGGAACAGCCCGGCCATCTCCTCGAGGAGGAGCCGGAGCTTCTTCGTGCGCTTCGCCAGCGGCCGAAGGTTGAACTGCTCCAGGTAGGCCCAGACGGCGGACGCGTGTTTCCCGAAAATGGGCCATAGCTTGATGATGGCCACGAGGTCCTCGTCTCCCCGGACCTCCAGGGGGTCGATTTCATATCCGCATCGAGGGCAGTTCATCGGCTCACCGCTGTCATTTCATGCCTTTTCTATATGCAGATGCAGCTTGCAGAATGAATAGCAGGGCAGCCATCAAATAAAATAAGATCATAAATAACCGATCCCAGGTAATGCCAATCTCTATGGTCTTCATCGTAAAGATACTGACCAGGAGAGCACAAGCAGCCATTCCGATGATGTTTATCAACCATTCAAGCATTTCACATCCTCCAGAAGACCCATGCATACCAGGCGGCAAGCGCGAGCAGGGGAATAGCTGCGGTATCCATCATCGGCCCTACGGTTTTCTCGCCGCGATCACCTTTAATAATGCTTCCGTAAGAGACTTGCCTTCCGTCGTTTTAACCCCCATGCCCCTGATTGTCGTCTGTCCGTTCGGATACCAGTAAACATGAAGAAAATTTCCGCATGCGGCAATCTTCCATAGACATCGATCATCCTTGCTGAATTCAGGCGGAATCCAGAGAAGGTCGGGGTCGTCGGCCTCACATTTCCAAGTGAGGCCGGGATCATCGCCATCAAAAAATATTTCAATGTATACGTCATCATAAGTGGCGACGATGGTTCCCAATTTATATACGAATGCGCATCTATCGAGAAGCTGCCACTTCCCCTTCGCATCCTGAACCTTGCGGTAGAGCTCGATTTCTTCGAATGTCATAAGGCCATCCATTCCCCTTTTCCGCCCGGCCAGGCAAAGTCACCGGGCGGGAGGTCTTGTTAAGGTCGCCTCCTGGACCCTGCTCGGATCCTTCCTGCCGGCATCCGGGAGTTCCCATAAAAATCTTTTCCTGGTTTGACGAAGAAGAGCTTATGGTATCCCTCGCGACAAAACGTATTCAAATCAATCCCCAGTGCTTCAGCTTCCGCTGCGCCTGGCCATAAACCCGTCCATCTCGCAAAGGCCGGATCATGTCCTTCACAGCAGCACCGGAGCCGCTGACCCCCGCAAACGGAACATCTTTCGACATCACAACCAGGTTGATGAGGCTGACCTGGAAGCGCTCCACAATCATGGCATTTCGTAATCATTACTCCCATTGCTCGCACCCTCTCTCTTCAGCGCACGGAGGCGCCGCTCTCGTTCTTTTTTCCCTTGATGTGCTACATGAATAGGACGGGCATACCTCTTCGGAATCACCCGGGAGCAGCGAGGCATGCCACAAATCGAGAGCAAGCATCTATAGAACCATTCATCGATGTCTCTTGACTTGGTCATGCCCATTCCTCACAGCCTGGTCGCATCCCGGGTTTTTCTTCTCCTTCTGGGAAGAAAAATCTCTTCAGCTTGCAGGCAGCCCACCTCCAGCCCGGGACCGCCCATTTGTCCCGCCTGATGAACCCGTAATGCCGGCAGGTCCAGCATAATTTCTCCCGCATGTCGTGATCGAATTGTTTCTGCGCAGTCTCCATGCTTCATTAATTCCCGCCCTGGACGATGTAAGAAACCGGGCTCAGGATGAATACCTGGACCTTGTAGCCCTCGCCTCGCTTGACCCTCAGAATCCACCTCCCGGGTGTATGGTCGCCCGGAAGTCACTCGAACTGACGGGCCTTCGCCGTCCTGGCGGGAGTCCAGAGGGTCTGGTACGGCGGATACAACTGTCCGTCGAGCATGACCTCGAACTCAGGCTCCACCTGGTGGTCTGAATAATTCATCACCAGGACCCATGTTTTATAGCCCTCGCAGACGGTGGCGTAAAAAGTATCCCATTCGTCCGCCCGGACCGGGCCTGCCAGGGCCAGAATCAGCAGCAGCGCTGGCAATACCTTTTTCATCGCTTCTTCCCTATGCGGCGCTTGTCGCCTTCTTCGAGAGATCGTAACTGAAGGTCTCCTCCAGTTTCCGCGTCGCCCCGATCAGGAAAAGCTTCTCGTCGGGCCATTGTTTGACGACTCCCCGATCGAGCGATTTGACGATCTTGATGGCATCCTCGAAGCCTTGCTCTTCGCACTTCTCCAGGGCGTCCCGGGGAATGCTGACCTTGTCGCCCTTCTCGTGGATCAGGGCGCCTCGCTCCAGCCGGACGATGTCGCGGCCGTCGAAAAGGACGGCCCGCTGCGCCTTCATGAAACTCAGAAGCTTCTTGTCCGCCGCATCTGCCAGGCCTTTCAGCCCGGCGATCATCTCAGCGTAATGGTCAGTGATTTCCCTGATCCTCGCCTGGGCTTCCCGCTCCGCGTCGTCCAGGTCCTTCCGGCAGCCGGCAATCACCCGCAGCAGGACGTCCGCCTCTGCAAACGCTTCGGATGGTTCAAACCTCTTTTTCGCCATAGTAGACCTCCAGAGTGACGAGACAGAACCAGTCGGGGCCCCGCTCGCGCCCTAATATCCGTGCGATGATATGCACGGCCCCGGCAAGGTAAAGCAGGGGCGCAATCAGCCATTTGTGCTTCCGATCGACGGCCCGCAGTTCGTGGGTTCTTTTATTCCAATAACACTGGGTGCCGCAGAAACGGCCTTTATGAGTCGCCTTCATGGGACGCCTCCATCCGCAGTTTCATCTGCCCCAGGTATTCCGGCAGGGTGATTTTTTTGATTTTCGCGTTCCTGTCCAGGATCCGGAGGGCCCGCATCGTGTCCCTGCGGAGGAAGTCCTCGAGCTCGCTGCCGGCCGCGGCAAGGTAATAGCCGCCGCCGTCCTGGGCCGAGACAGAACAGATGGGCGCGCCGTCCCTCCGGAGCTTCGTCACGAGCCGCCTGATCTGCCGGGTGTGGTTGATCCTGTGGGACCATTCCGCCCCGAAGACCTCCTCGAAAAGCTCTCCCATGCCGATGGCATTATGGGCGCCGACGTGGCCTGCGAGCGCCATCATGAGCGACGCCTTCCTGCGGGACGTAATCGCGCTCTCGGATCCCTTCTTCATGTCTGACCTCCCCGCGCAGCGCCTATCCGGAGCTGCGCTTCCTCCATGTTGATTCGTTCCCTCATGGCCCGCCAGGTGTCGAGGATATGCAGGACATGGTCCTCGATTGTCTGCCGGCGGGACGTCATCCTGTCACGATCCAGCCAGGCGAACAGCTGCTCGTCGTCCCCTTCAAAGTGGAGGGTGAGCTGCCCCCCCCCCCGCGGATCCCAGGGCCGGACCGATCCGGGCAAACGTCGGGTCGAACGGGGGCAGGGGAGTCCCGGATCCATCGCCGGCAAGGGTGGTTTCTTCGCCACGCTTCGCTATGCGGACCCT